TCAACTATCTTATTTTCTTTACGAACAATCTCCTCTTTATTTTTCTTCTCCAATTCAAACATATACTTCTTCTGTATCTCAATCTTCTCTTCTATAAGATGAATCTGATAATCTATTTCCTTAACTTCATCGTTATTTTCTCTCACCCTATCTTTAAGAATAAGATTCATTGTAGAGAATACCTGAATGTCAAGGATATCTTCAATGATCTCACGTCTCTGTGGTATAGGCAACCGCATAAAAGGAACAAAGGTACTTGATCCTAACACTACAATCTGTGTGAATGACTTGTAATTCATCTTGAGTACATTCTGCTCAAGATTTTTCTGCTGATCCATAACTGTGCTTTCTTGATTCCACAGTTGCCCATTACAAAAGATCTCAAACTTGTTAGGTTTGATACCACGAATTACTTTATATTCAACTTTACCAATAGAAAATTCTACTTCAGTCATAGCACCTTTCTCATTGATGCTATTAACCAACATACTCTTACTAATTTTACGGAAGGGTTTTCCGAACAAAGAAAAAGTAAGAGCATCTAATATGGTGCTCTTACCTGCTCCGTTACTTCCAATTATTAAATTAGTCTTGGCACCTAATAGATCAACTTCACTAAACACATTGCCCGTCGAGAGAAAATTCTTCCAACGGATCTTTTTAAAAATAATCATTCTTGGTCGTCGGGTGGAATAATAAAATCGTCAGGGGTTATGATAGAGAACTTCTGTCCTCTAGTATGACATGCGTCTATTATAGCATGATCTTCCATTTTTACAAGCTGCATGGGTGGATAATCGTCATCATCCTGTAGCATCATAAGATACCTTTCAGCGTCATCTACATCAGTAAAGATAGGAATGACCCTATCTTCTGCTGCATCAAAAACAGAATATACACCATCAGGTTGATCCTCTAGTGTTACTATAAACATTTAAGATACGTTGCAGCTTTCAATATATAGAGATCTCATGAGTTTCTTGAGATCAGTTTTATCTACAACCATCTCCACATCATCAATATATTCATTAAGAAGTGTCATGGTATCTTTGGTTTCTAGATCTGCTTCATCTACACCATCTACTTCAACTAGAGTCTCAGCAATTTTTACATCATGAACACCTACATTGTAAAGACGATCAACCAATGTTTCAAACATTTGGTAGTCACGCTTTTCGTTAACGATGATCTTGATGTACTTGTCTTTATGACAAGACACATCGTATTTGTTGTAGTCGAAGTTGCTGTCGTCGTAGGAGATCTTATCAAACATTTCGTATGGATTTTTGATAAATCTAAGTCTATCAGTTTCAGTATCATAGATATGAAACCCACGAGTATCCTTGTAGTCATTCCAAAACATCTGATATGGGTTACCTAGGTATTGAATATTACCTCGTTTTGATTTGTGATGATAATGTCCAGACCAGACACGTTTAAAACGATGGAATAGTTTTGGATCCATACCATGATCCATAACAAGACCAGGAGTCATTTCAAAACCAGCAAGTTCTAAGTGAGCACAACAAATATCAGACTCACTACTACTAAGTGTTTTTAAAACATCATCATAGTTCTCCCTATTAATCCAAGGAAGCATTAGGAAATTTTTACCACCAAGTTCAATATCTTCAGACTCTTTATAGATCTTAATATTATCATATTGATTAAGAAGTAACTCAGGTGAATTAATTTTATTGGTATTCTTATAATAGATGCAATGATTGCCGATAAGCATATGCACCTTATATGGTCTTAACTTTTCAAAATAATTTTCAGTAATACGATCAAATGTATTGAAGTCCATAGACTTTCTATTGTCAAACGTATCACCCAAATCAATTATAGTATCAATGCCTTCTTTCTCTAGAGTAGGAAAAAAGACATCATCATAAAATTTCTGCCAAAAGTTCCAGAAATTGATGTTGCCTTTTCTCCCATCAAGATGTTGATCGGTAATCAATGCAATCTTCATTTTTTAAATACACCCATTTTTGATAGTAACCATAGTGTAACTATAGTCCATCCTATGACATACCACATTATCTTTTAGTTGTGTTACTACGTGTTCTGTTGATTATACTAATGAACTTATCACCAGCAAAGTGTCCACCAAGGCAGACATCTATCTCGTCACCATCCTTCCAGTTAGTCTCACCGTTCATTTTGGTGTGAGTCATTGCTAGTTGGATTTTCTGAATGACTTCTTGTGTTAGTCTCATTATTTCCTCATAGGTACTTGGATTGTCCATGCTGGTGATACTAAATCAACCATCTTAAAGTCTTTCTTATTCTTTTCAATCTGATTTAGATATGCTTCACGACCAGGTTCAGGTTGAATCTCACCATAATGAGTTTCCTTTAAACCCAAGTAATCCAGTACAGCATCATCAACCATAGTATAAAGAGCATCCCAAGTTAAGGTATCCCTCAATCCAGTTGCGATACGATCAAGATCATTCCCATCAAGGTATTCACCCTTGCATATCTCTCTAGAGTAATCTCCATATTGACTTTGGAGTTTTGCTCTTGCCTCTACCAACTTGTTAAGGTTGATAGAGATCTTGATATCATCATCAATCATTTATCTAATTTGCCAGAAATTTCATATGCTTCTTTATCTCCACCATGACCGTGGGCAATTCCTAACTCATGCATCTTAGCATGTTCGTCAATAGGATCTCTTAAGTCTTTCTTACCTGCTCCTAGTGTAAGATAAAGTCCATAGATGACTAGACCTACAACAACTAGACCAAAGAATAAAATAAATCCTTGATCAGGAGTCAGGTTTAAATGGTGAACTATAGCATCTTGCTTTTCCCATGTACCTGGTAATGTATACACTGATGGTTTTGATAGAAAGATCATTTTAATCTAGTGAATCTAAATCGTTATGCTTTACTGGTCTATGATGTTTCATACCATCATGATTTCCATCATTAGGTAACTGACCAGTCATAAGATATTCAATAGTCTCTTTGCAACCACGAAGATAATGAAGTTGTTCCGCTGTCTTATCTGTTTGTTCTTGTCCTTTAATCTGTGCAATTCTCTTAGTGAATCTTGTTAAGAGTTGTTCAAGATTCTCTGTTGGTTTAGCGTTATCGCTTTTTTCAGTTGAAAACTGTGTTTTAATTTTCATGGTTATTGTAAGTTCGGATTAGTAATTCTAGCATTTGACCAGTTGGTTGCGACACCTTCCAAGTGGAATCCTGAGAGATGAATGACAGCTTTCCGTGAATCTGTTGTGAGGATCTCCTGACCTTTCTCACAGTAGCTAGTCCACGTTCTAAAGCATTTCTTCTCGATACGAAATCTTCCATAGGAGGTTTCATACCATACATAGGATTCATAATCGCCACTCATCTGTTCATTCTAGTTTCTATGTTTTCTTTGATGCTACCCATATCAGAATAAGAAGCATTCATTCCTTGCATATCCCCAGTGTAAGAATCGGTGTGCATTACCTCATCATATCCAGATCTTTCTAAAATCTTTCCTTTGATCTCTAGTTGCTTTTTCTCCTTCTGAATCCTACGCAAGAACGCATAGTATATAATCTGAGTGAAGTAAGCAAAAGGGTTCTTAGATTTTTCTGGGTCGAAATTGTCAATGTACTGCAAGCAGTTTTCAATACCATCACAGATCATGTCCTCGCGGAACATGTAGTTGACAAAATTTGGTTTGTATGATAAATGTGTAGCAATCTTGAGAAAGCATTCCCCTAAGTAATTCGTGACACGAGGTCTTGGTTGATCCAATTCCTTTGCATCATGCACTTTGTTACGATACTCAACTATGGCAGCAAGAAATTCTTTATTGTTGACGTAGTATTCGGTTTGTTTTCTTTTTGCCATTACGGTGTATGCCACTAGGTTGCTGATATAATCATGTACCAAGTATACCACTTAGTCAGGGTTTTGTAAAGGGTTTTGTAAAAGGGGTTGACAAATCCTCAAAACCTGAGTAGGATAACTCTGTCAAGGGTTCAGGAGGGTTGTAGCTTTAACTTCTCTTAAAGATACCCTCTAGAGATTTTTTCATTTCTTTTACAGAACCTACGTACCCCGAAGCACGGGGCAGTTTTTTTCCTCTACCTGCTAGAGATTTACCACTATCTATTCTATTAAGGGTCTTTTGATAGAAGTCAACTATCTCTCCTTCAATCTCAGTAATGGTAATAACTTTGTCTTTAGGTATAATAAATTCATCTTCCATTGTAGCATTCATCCATTCTTTCAAATGAAATCCTGATACTTCTAATGCACCCTGTCTTTTTCTAGCATTCTCTACAGAGAGAGGTCGATCCAACAATATCCTATCCTCTTCAGTAAGATAAGATATTTTAGAGATGATCTCTTCACCCGATACTAATTTTAAATTTGCATAGAATTCTTCTTCCATATTAGTTTGCCCTAAGGTTTACTCTAATAACCTCATACTTAAAATTCTCTTCATTATAAATGGTTACTCTTTCATTCAAATGTCTGAGTGTATAGTTCTGACCACCAATGTCATCAGCTATATCATATAAGGTTGCGATGTCTTTGCCTTCTCCTTTTCTTAGAACCCTTCCAATCGATTGAAGGTTCCTGATTCTTGATTTAGATGGAGATGCAAATACGATGTTGTGAAGACGTTTAATGTTAATTCCAGTTGAGAAGGTGCCGTAACTGGCAACGATGATAGCATTAGATTCTGTCTCTGTAATTTTGCGAACTTCTTCACGGTCTTCTACATCAGTTGAACCATGAACAAAAAATAGTTTTCGTTCAGGGTCTATGATGCTATTTATTAGTTCATAAAGTGGCTCTCCGTGCTTCTCTACATAGTTAAATAGAACTAGGGTATTGCCTTTAATATCTTGAACAAGATTTTTGATAAGGTTATTTCTTCCTTTATGTGATACAAGATACTCCATCTCATCATGATATGTGTCAAAATGCTGAGGAGCATGTTTACAAAGTAGAACTTTTATCCTAAACTTAGATAAGTAACCTTCTTTAATCAATGAATCAGTTTTTGTCACTTGCTCACAATCACCAAATAATCCTTCTAATACCCATTTATGAGTTTTGCTACCGTCTAGGGTACCAGTAAAACCAAATCTATACTTAGCATTATGCAACTTAGTCATGATGCCAGTAAGTGATTTACTCTTGAATAGATGTGCTTCATCACCAATGACACAATCTATGTCATCAAAGTATCTCTTGGGGAATTTGTAAATCGATTGCCAAGTTGATATAATAATATTTTTATCAGTAATCTTATCCTTACCACCGTAGATCTTATGAATAAAAGAATCAGCATCCCACCCGTAGTCAGCGAAATCGCTAACCATTTGCTCAACAAGGGAAGTAGTTGGGACGACTATAAGTATCTTCTTTGCGGTGGCAGCATAGTATCTGACTATGGAGTAGATCATAAGAGATTTCCCAGACCCCGTAGGAGAAAGAAGTAACTTACGGTTATTCTTTATCGCTTCATAAACTGCATTATATTGATATGTACGTGGAGTGATACCATCTTTAGTAATCTTATCCATGAAGTGTTTAACACCTGCAGGAGAGACAAACCTATTATCATCTGTAATATCCCCATACCAATCATTCTTTTCGTACTCAATATTATATTGCCTTTCGTTGGCCCACAATTCTAAGTGTTTCATTAGACCATGATAAAGTTCGCCTGTACCTGGTGAGTACAGACGAATAGTTCCATCCCAATATTTGTATCTAGGATTCTTCTTTAAGTATTTTGCTTCAGGGACTTCAAACGAAAAGTAATCTGACAGTTCATGATGTACATGTTCTTGAGCAGATTGTATAGTAATGTAGACTTCGTTTTTCTTTTTAATATTAATGGTGGTTGTCATTGTCCATTTACGAATTTCTCCCACTCAATTGCACTCTTGATCTGAAACCCTCTGTTGGAAATTTGTCTCATGACTTGATCCAACCAATAAAGCATTTGATCTAGGTATTTAATTTTTGCTTCTAGGTTGATAACATCATCATCAGACTCTACATAAACTTTTAATTTATCTTGAGTCTTAATTGAGGTTCCGAATGGTTTAGCGGCGTATGTCTTAGCGTCTGCCTCGCCAGAGTAATACTCACGCTTCTCTCTAACCACTTTACGGATCTGAAACTCCAGAGAGGTTTTAATCTGTTGAATGTCAGTGTAATGGTTTAAGTATTTATTGTGCTGGAAAGGGATGTCTAAAGCGAGTTGTCCCAGATCTGCACTGTATTGTTTGTTTTTAAATTGAAAGTCAACTGCAGAATCATCCGCCCATTGCTCTCTTAAATTTTCAAATTTATTATAAAGGGTATCAAAATTCATAATGATTTCATATTTTTATCACGAATGTAAAATTCTTGGTGCTTAAAGGCAACCTCTGCAGTAATGTATTCTGTATCTGTCATTGTAGCATCAAATTGCAAATTAGATAACCCAACAGGAAATAGGTTTTTAAAATCAACAACGAATGCTGGATTGTATTGTGATGTAACTATAAGAAGTTGACCTTGTGTATAGATGTCAGATTCTAATACTTCTCTCTGCATCTGGTCTGCATTACCAACGTCACGCATCCAAGAGTGAATGCTGTAGTAATTTTTTAAATCTTCATCAACAATAAAACGTACAGAAAAATCACCAAACGTTACTCCACCACCAGGATAGATAGGCAAGTTCCTAAATGGACTTGCTACTTCCGTAGTAGGCATTGTAATGTCAGGTACATTTGCTGTTTGACAAAAGAAGTCCACTCCCTCAAACTTTTCCAGTTTAAGAAGGAAACCAATTGGATTTAAGAAATTTCTATTAGAAGGTTGTTCCTTATACCACTTAGCGGACATGTCAATTTATAAGCTACTTACTATTTATTAACCCACAATACGACGAAACCCCACGCTTGGTGGGGTTCAATAAACGCTTT